CGCTTTGCAAGCAGAACAAGAAGGCAGATTCGATGCCGCCGGTGCGAGAGCTCATCGCGACCGTCGGTTTGAACTTGACGCGATGCGAGATGTGCATTGCGGAAAAGGCGGCATATGCGCATTCCTTGTTGTATCGCGCAAGCTCGATGGCGATGAACCCTTCCAGCGCTTCGATATCGTGTTGCGTGAGGTCGGAATACGTGAATCGCTCGGCGAACATCTTGCGCAGAGCGTCGCGCGACAGCTCAAAATAGGACTCGTAACCGCACGGCACTTGGATCGGGTCCACTTCGTACACGATTTTCTGCACCTTGCGGCTATCTGATGCGGTCATTGCCTTCTCCTTTCTTCAGCTCGCGGCACTTCCAGCAGCGCTTGTCTCCCGTCGGCTTGTCGATTTCGATGAACCAATCAAGCGGACGTTCCGTGCCGCAGAACGGGCACCACCGCGTTTTGACCTTGTTGGCATAGCTTCGCCAAGACATGTGAATCACCGTCCTTTGTTGAAAACTCTTCGATTGTCGAAAACTTGTGGAAAACGTGTTGAAAACTATGATTCGAGCGACTGAAAAGCTCGAAAATCCGACGCGAAAACGAACATCCGCAAAGAAAGAAGCAAAGAAAGTAAGACTTACTTGTCACATAACGCCACAAGCACGTTTGCGGGTTTTGGGTTTGGGTTGGGTTGGGACCCAACCCAAAACCCGCCCTGTATTGTTATGTATTGTATTGTTAGGGTTTAGCCAATCGCAAACCGATGGTTTACCGCTGGTTTCTTTCATGAACATCCGTTTTACCGCCTTTGACCTGCTATTTCATCGGCTCTGACTTGTTCTTGCGAGGTCTCCCGCCTTTGGCTCCGTTCGCCCTTTGCATGCCGAAATAAAGAGCGTTTTTCTGCATCCTCGCGCTTTCGATGCGCCCTTTTCCGTCGCGCGTCAGCAAGCCGATCTCAAGAAGACAGCTGATGAAGTCCTTGCAATCGTCGACGCTTGAAATCTCGTCGAACGCGCCAGCTTTGCGCATGCCAATCTGTTCGGCGAGTATCAGCCAGTCTTCATCCGTCTCCACGGGCAAAGAGTGCGTCGTGGTGTTCGCCAGAATCTCGCACAGCCGCCAGAATGCGCCATACCCAGCGTTTCCATAGCGGAACAGCAATCGTTGGCACTTCTGGTCTTGCGCGGCGTTTGAGTCGTGCTGGAACCACGCCATAGGGTCTTGCGCCTTGTCGTGAACCTCCTTGGCAACCATCATTCGTCTTCACCTCCTTCATCCATCACAAGCCCCTTGCTCATGCCGCGAAGATGCCAGCCCTCCCATACGCAGTGGCCGCACTCTCGGCAGTTCGTCCAAATCAGGACGCCGCGAAACATGCACCTGCTTTTCGGCTTGTTGCCCGTGGCGTCGAAAACGCCGTTCTCGTACTCGCATGTGCCAGGCTCAGGCATGGGCGGCTCTTCGAACAAGCTCAGCTGGTCACAACTGCTCGACATACTTCTGGCTCGCGGTTCGGATGATCGTCATCAGATGGTCTTCTGGGTCTCCCGCCTTCAAGCGGCCATCGACCAGCACAGACGCGTACGCGAGCGTTGAGCAGATGATTTCGCTCACAAACGCGGCATCGAAGTCGATACGTTCGCCGGTGACGCTGTTGCCGATGTGGCAATCCTCGATGCAGTGAGCAACGTCGGAAACTTCGCGAAGCTGCTTGACGATGTTCTTGCGCAGCATGTCAGCCCTCTTTCTTCGTGTCGTAGATAGACTTGCGTGTCTCGATGTTCAGATCGGGGTGTCTCTCCAAGAGCCAACGGCTCAGAAGCGGCGTATCCGTGTTGTTGATGGCATAGGCGTGTTCTTGTCCGTTTCCATCCATGAACGGAACGCCCGTAATCTGATGCGAACCCTCGTAGCGCTGCTTCTCGATGAGGTACTTGGTCGATACGCGCATACCGCGCTGATGGATAGCCAAGGCCGTGAGTTCGATGCTTCGAAGCGTCTTGGGGTTCAGTTCGCACCATTTGGCGAACAGCTCGGCGCGGTCTTGTATCTTGAGCGGAAGCGGATAGACCGCCATTCGCTCTTGCCGCATCACGCTTTCGAGCGGCTGGGTGAAATCGTCGGTGTTCATCGCACGTCACGCCCGATCAAATGCAAGATGAACCAGACCTCAGCGACGAGCAGGACAAGCGGAAGCCACCAGCAGCCAAAGGAATCGCAAAACCAGATGAGCCATTCAGCCGCCGCCATGGGGACGATTCCGCACAGGCACAACGCCGCGAAAATGTAGACAAACCAACGGATAACCAACGGTTTTCCTGCTAGAATCTCATCGTCATTGCTCTGGAAGTTTTGACGATAGCCCGTGCGCGTTTGCCGACGTGCGCGGCTTCTCTGCCCCTCGTAAAGAACCGACGCTGATACGCACTCGACGCGCTGCGGCGGTTTTGCTTGTCTAAAACCACTACGCAAACCAGCGGTTTCTTGCTTGGTTTCATACATTTGAAACCCCTCCTTTCTTAATGCTTGCGAACGGTGAAAGTGGTGTGCTTGAGCGCGTATTCGAAGCCGAGCCCGACGCCGACGGCAACAGCCGAAGTGACGAAACTCAATAGGCCGACTAAAGGAGGAAACCTGAAACAGCTCGTCAAGCCACTCCATTACGCGACCTCTTCCCAACCCATAAGCTCGTTGGGGCTGATGTGCGCTACTCGGCAGATAGACATGATCTTGTCAGCGCCGGGAATGTAGCCCTCGCCGCTCTCGTACTTCACGACGGAATCTTTGGAGATTCCAGCGCGGCGGGCGAACTCATCCTGCGAGATGTCGAGCTTCGCGCGGGCTGCTCGCAGATTTGCCGCGAACACCTCCTTGTTGAAACCCATTTCGTTTCCTCCTTTCTGCATTGAGCCAGTCTTTGGCTACTTGCTTGTCAAGTAGCCAACCCGTATATTCCTTGGGTTTGCCCAAGGAATATTAGCCAGCTGCTAATCTCCTTAGCAACTGGCTACGCACTATAGCTATGCAAAATAGCGGTGTCAAGCGAAAACTAATAATTTCGTTGTGTATTGGCTAATTTCGTTGTACCATGCACTTACATAAGAAGAGAAGGAGACTAGCAGTGAACATTCGCCTTATGAAGTTGCGGAAAGCCGCTGGTTACTCGAACAGAGACGAGTTTGCGGAAAAGATAGGTGTCAATAAGTACACCTACCGATCATGGGAATCTGGTGCGGCAATGATGAACGCCGAACAACTGTGGACATGCGCGAAAGCTCTCGGATGCTCCCCAAACGACATTCTCGGATGGAATGACGAAATGGGCGATTTCGACGCAGATGATGCGCTTACAGTTGACGAACGCGAGATTGTTGACAACTACCGCGACAGCTCGCCACAGTGGCAGAAGAACATAGCGATGACCGCCAAGGCGGCGGCAAGTGAATCAAAGAGGGATTAAAAAAAGAAAAAGCCCTGAGCGACCGACCAAAGCAGCACAGGGCACCTAACAAAAGGCAAGGTGATAATACCATGGCAAAGGGAAACCGTGCTGCCATTTATGCACGTTTTAGCTCGCACAACCAGCGAGACGAAAGCATTGAAATTCAGGTTGATAAGTCACGCGAGTTCTGCGACGAAAGCGGCCTTACCGTTGTGCGCGTCTATAGCGATTACGCCAAAACAGGCAAGAACACGAACCGCGCTGAATTTCAGGCAATGCTAAAAGATGCCCAAAAGGGACTTTTCGATTACGTGGTGATATACAAGGTCACGCGCATCATGCGCAACAGAGACGAAATGGCTCTCGCTCGCATCATGCTTCGTAAGGCAGGCGTTGAAATCCTCTACGCCGGTGAAACGCTCGGCGAGGGCTCAACTAAAGTTCTGCACCTCGGCATGCTTGAAGTGCTTGCCGAGTATGAAAGCGCCGTCGATAGTGAGCGCATACGTGACGGCATACAGAAGAACGCGCAACGCGGCATGGCGAGCGGTCAACGTCTGTACGGTTGGGACGTTGTAAACGATCGCTTCGTCGTAAACGAGCGCGAAGCCGCCGTTATGCACAAGATGAAAAACATGCTGTTCTCAGGCTCAACCATTGCCGACATCCAGAGGGCAATAAGAACCGAGCGAACCAGGCGCGGCAAGGCGTTCTCGCAAAGCACGATTAAAAGGCTGCTCTCGCGCGAGCAAAATTGCGGCGTGTACAAATACGCTGGCGTGCGCACGACGAACGGCATGCCTGCACTGTGGTCACGCCAGGAACAAGACGAGATTGCAAGCATCCTCAACGGACGCGGCCACAAGCACCGCGTTGTTGACGGAGAGCAGCCCTATGCGCTCAGCGGCAAGATGTTTTGCCGAGAGTGCGGCAGGTGGTTCGTCGGAACCTCTGGAACTGGAAAGAGCGGCAAAACGTATTACTACTACCGCTGCCCAAAATGCCGCCGAACGTTCCGCCGCGACCTCATAGAGGATGCAGTTTCCGACACCATACTCGAATCGATACATGACCCAAAGGTGCGCGAGCGCATCATCGCAACGCTTGAGATGATGATCGCTGAAACCGCCGAGGATGCCGCGCCAAAGGAAAGCGAGCGCATCGCGGCAGAGATAAGGCGCATAGACGCGGCGTTTGAGCGCATATGGCATGCCATAGAGGACGGCATAGCACCCCCAGGCGGCAAGGATAGGGTTGAGGAATTGAAAGCCCGTCAAGCGGCTCTGAAAGAGGAATTGGAGAAGGCGCTTGAAGCGGAAAGCGCCGAAGACTTGAGCCTTGATGACTATCTTGCATGGCTCGACACGCTAGGCGCAGAATCTGACCCGTTCGAAATCATCGACACGTTCATACGATTCATACAAATCGACGGCGATGAAGTGCAGCTGTTCTTTAGCTTCGACAATTGGGACGATGATTTTATGCCGACAAAAAAAGACGAACCCCTGATGAACAAGGGTTCGTCTAACTTTGATGTGGTGGAGATGATGGGATTCGAACCCACGACCCCCACGTTGCGAACGTGATGCTCTCCCAGCTGAGCTACATCCCCACGTAAGACGCGCTTGTGCGCAAGCAAGTATTTTGCACGTTTGTCGCTCAGGTGTCAACACTTAATTTCATCTTTGGGAAAATTACGTGCTGGCCTGGGCGGCATCGACGACGACACCGCTTACAGATCGTCGTCGCCATCGTCCTCAAGGTCGTCGCTCAGAAGCATCTCAAGGGCCGAAGCCGCGGCGTTCTCTTCGGTTTCATCGTCCATAAACTTGCCGAAGATGGGCTCTTTCGTTTCGGCGTCGAACAATTCGACCATGCCGGTAAGAATGTCGACGTACTGATACGACTGGCGAGCCTTGCGGCCACGCTTGCGGTCGACCTCGACGACGAACAAAGCGGGGTGCGCCTGCATGAGCGTGCCTTCGCATTCGACGATTTTCGAGCGACCCATATTCGCGCGAACCTTCAGGCGGGTATTGATACGATCCATAAGCTCAGCACGAATATCGCCGACAAGATTTGCCTGCTTTTCAAGTTCCATTCGGTGGATTCCTTTTCATATATAGTACGGCGCCGACATTCAGCGCACTTATTACACGCAAGGGAGCATAATACCACGGAATGAAAGAATTCATAGAATCTGCAGGTAGATGCCTATTTATCGTTGAGGTGCCGTTGCTTTTGCGCCATACGGCGACACGTATCGTTTTATTCTTCGGCCTTCGCCTTCGCAAGCACGCGACCGAGTTCCACGAATTCCGACAGCTCGAGCGTTTCGCCGCGTCGCTTCGCGTCAATGCCGGCTTCGGCAAGAATTTCAGGAAGCTTCGCAGCGATGGCCTTGCCCTGCTCGCCACGGCTCGAGAAATAGCCCTTCATCGAGTTCGAGATAGTCTTTCGACGCGTGAAAAACGCCGCGTCGGCCGCCATGCTCGCATTCGCGATTTCCTCGGCAGACAGGCCCAAATCACTGCGACGGTCAAGACGAATAACCGAGCTCGTCACGCGCGGCGGCGGGAAGAAATTGCCCGGCGAGACCTGGAAGCGGCCCGTAGCCTTTGCGATAAGCTGCAGCTTCACCGAATACGCGGCGTAATCTTTCGTGCCCACAACGGCCTCCATGCGATCGGCCACCTCGCTTTGCACCATAACCGTGGCGCTCTGCAGACTGGGGATTCGCTGGAAATAATCGAGCACGAGCGTCGCCGCGACAGCATAGGGCAAATTCGAAATGAACTTGTTGGGAGCCTCGCCCGCTTCGACTGCCTGCTTGCCAAATGCAGCAATCAAATCGTCGTCATTCAGACGCAAGGCGTCTTTGCCGATGAGCGTGAAATTGTCGAAATCGTCGCACGTCTCGTCGAGTACGGCAGGCAAATCGGGGTCGCGCTCAATGGAGAGCACGTGCTTCGCGCGAGGCAAAAGCGCCACGGTCAGCGTGCCAATGCCCGGGCCTACCTCGAGCACGTTGTCTTCTTCACACACCTCGGAAAGCTTGCAAATGTTCGCGATAACGGCATCGTTCACCAGAAAGTTCTGTCCAAGCGAATGTTTCGTGGCCAAACCGTGACGCGAAAGCACGTCGCGCGTCGCTCCAACCGATGCCAAATGCGATGCGATTGCCATAGAATTTCCTTTTCTTCGTCCCCATTGCTTTTAATTGGCACGTTTGCGCCTCACGGCTCACCGAGCCATGCGCTCCCACGGACCTTCAAGCTTTCGAGGAGCGGCACATTCCACAAATCATGCCCATGGGCTACGAACCAAACGTTTCTTTCTGCGATTCCGCCTCTGGCTGGCCCCAGCCAATGCGGTCGA